GGAGGAAGGCCCCAAACCGGAAACACCAGAGGAGCCCAAACCTGCAACAACCCATTTCCCAGTGGAGAATGAGAATCTATCCCTGGAAGACAAGGTGGAGGAACTCCTGGAGAAACACGAAAGGGAGTTATACAGCTCAGACCATGGATACTCCAACTGTGTCCAAACCGATGACCCAGTGGTTCAGCTCTTCTCTCACCAACAAGCCAAAGACCAAACCCTACTGTGGGCCACTATCGAAGCTAGATTAAAGATCTCCAACCCAAAAACCAACATGGAAGAATTCAAAATGAAGAGAAACGTTGGTGATGTACTCTGGCTGAACTACAAGAGAGCCATGAAACTTCCAGACAAGCCCATAGAATTCTCACAGGAATTATGGCATGCATGCGCAGAAGAAGTCCAAAAGACTTACCTTAGCAAGCCACTAAACATGATAAAGAACGGGGAGAACAGACAAAGCCCCGACTTCGACAATCACACAATTTCCCTCTTCCTGAAGTCACAGTGGGTAAAGAAGTTGGAGAAGCTAGGAGCCCCGAAGATTAAACCAGGCCAGACTATAGCCTCATTTCAACAAGCCACAGTCATGCTCTACGGCACCATGGCACGCTACATGAGGAGGATCAGGCAGGCCTTCCAACCCCCAAACATTCAACTAAACTGCGAGCAGACCCCGCAACAACTGACCACATTCATCAAGGACCAGTGGAGTTTCGATCAACCAGCTTACGCCAACGACTTCACACAGTTCGACCAATCACAAGATGGCGCGATGCTGCAATTCGAGGTCCTCAAAGCCAAACACCACAGTATACCAGAGGCAATCATCCAAGGCTACATAGACATCAAAACTAATGCCAAGGTCTTCACCGGCGTGCTAGCAATCATGCGCCTCACGGGAGAAGGACCCACATTTGATGCAAACACTGAGTGCAATATAGCCTTCAACCACACAAGATTTCACATATCAGATGACACTGCCCAGCTGTATGCCGGAGACGACACTGCCTTCTCAAAGATCCCCACTGATAAAGCCAGTTTCCAAGGAGTGGCCAAACAACTCACCCTCACCTCCAAACCCTTATTCTACAAGCAAAAGAAAGGGGAGTGGGCAGAATTCTGCGGCTACAGCATCACCCCCTTGGGACTGATCAAAGAGCCTAAGAAACTGCAAGCCAACCTCACTCTAGCCATCAAACAGAACAAGATCAAGGACACAGTAAACAGTTACAGCCAGGATGTGGCACTTGCTTATCAACACAAGGACGAGCTGTATGAAATCTTTGACGAAAACCAGATGAGGGACCACCAAACAACCGTTAGAACACTTGTTAAGTTTGGTGGTAATGAGATTCTCGCAAATTACTAGTATGAATACACTAACAAACCTACTGCTGTCCGAAGGATACTCCCGTACCACTAAACCCCTCTCTGAGCCCCTAGTCGTCCATGCAGTCGCAGGCGCTGGCAAGTCAACTCTAATTAGGAAGCTCTTAGCCCAGAGTGACACTTATCGAGCCCACACCAACGGACCCCCCGACCCACCAACCTTAGCCTGCACATCCATCCTGCCCTTCACCTCCAACCCACCGCAACACACATTCAACATCTTGGACGAGTACCCCATCGGACAGTCCAAAGGATACAAAGCTCTCTTCTCCGACATTCTGC